CTTACTAACCGTTTCAGAAGTTATCCACAGTCCATCCACAGTGCTATAATAGAACGGTCAGATATTGTACGATACTTATCCACAGAACTAGGTATGCACCAAAACAGTGCAACCAATGCACCATAATGGTGCGAGGGAAAGTTAAGAAGGGTGGCACATTAACCGATTGTGGATAACTCTGTGTATAACTTGTAGATAACTAAGAGACTTATCAACAGGCTTATACACGCTATATCCAGACGTATAGATAAAAGTAATACTAGGACATAGGTAGTCTTTAACATTGCTTATATCGTCTTATATGCAGTTTAAAGGTATATTTATTTATATTGAATTATATTAATTTAATTACAATTAAACTGTTTACATGTGTTCTAATCTATGATATGGTAGCTATTCATTAAATAAAACAAGGGATTACGAGGAAATTGAAATGACAAGCGAACGAACACTATATAAGAATCTAATGTCTTTACTTGTAAACAGTGACCAATACACTGATCATCTTAATGATGAAGTAAAGGAAATAGCTCAAAAGCTATTGACCACACCGTTTGAGAATATGTCATTATTACAACAGGCTAGACTCTCACATAATGTTAACGAACTTATTAATGATAAATAGTTAATAAGGTACAACAGATTTAACAGTCTGTTGTGCCGTATTAATTCAGATACGATAAACGAAAGAGGATTATAAAATGAAAAATATAACATCACACACCGGCATAGTGACAGACATTCAACGTCTAAAATCGTCAGCCTTTGGCAATCCACGTTATCAGTTCAATGTTGACGGTTACACTGTTAAAACGGCAGTAGATAGCTCGTATGGCTATGAAATAACGAACTATGAAAATAAAATGGTTGATGTAACAATAGGATCACATTATGGAACATTAACTTTAAACTCAATTAAACTTACAAAATAAAAAAGGTATAAGAAAATGAACCATAAAATAAGAGTAGCAACAGCAGCGATACTAGCACCAATAATGGCGGTTACTGGATACAGGATCAGCAAGGCGCACAGACAAAACGAAACATTACTGTATCGTTTATGTTTCACCGTACTTGCAAATCATATTGCAGATGAGATAAGTAACGCATATAATAATTGATTTATAGATAGCATTGCTTTACAGTGCTATCAATTAAAACAGTTTTATTAACACTAAAAAAAGAAGAATAAAAATGATCATATTAGAATTACTAGGCGCGATGTTTGTGGGAGTATTGACAGCACCAATTGAAGTAACTGCAGTATTATCAATATTGATGATATTGTTGTTTGCTTCAATAATGTACAACGATATTAAAAGATAACCACCATAAGAGGACCATAAAATGAATTATATAAAACAATTACAGCAAGAAAACAGCGTCTACGCTAACCAAATTAATACAACAGACCATGCAATCAATAACTTTCGAGTATTCTTAAACAGTGATAAGTTTAACGGTGTTGATCTTGATGGTAGTCGCAAAGATTGGATCAGCGTTGACGATGTACGCCGTGAATTAGAATTGATCAGGGCTGAATTACTAAATAAAGAATTATGAGTGAGAAATTTATAGATCTATTTGCAGGTATAGGTGGATTCAGAATCGCTCTTGAAAAGGAAGGTTCAAAATGTGTTTATACCTCTGAATGGGATAAATTTGCTCAAATCACTTACGATCATAACTTCAATGATCTCCCTGAAGGTGACATCACTCAGATTAATCCTAAAAGTATCCCAGATCACGATATTCTATGCGGAGGTTTCCCATGCCAAGCATTTAGTATATCTGGTAAGCAAGGAGGTTTTGATGACACAAGGGGCACTCTTTTTTTTGATGTTGCAAATATAGTCAAGCACAAGAAACCACGAGTTCTATTTTTAGAAAATGTTAGAAACTTTATAAGACACGATGGCGGTAGAACTTTAAATACTATTAAGAATGTTCTGGATAAACTTGGTTATGACGTGTATACATCCGTTCTCAATTCAAGTAATTTTGGAGTACCTCAACATAGACAAAGAGTATATATAATATGTTTTAACAAAGATTTGAATGTTACAAACTTTGAATTTCCACCACCCTCCTACGAAGAAATTTACCTTCGAGATATTTTAGAAAAAAATGTAGATACTAAAGATTACGAAATAAACAGAACTGATATGGTCATTAAGGGTAATGAAAAACTATTAGCAAATGACCTTTTTCCTGGTAAGAGATTAAGACCAATACGAGTTGGAACAATAAATAAAGGTGGTCAAGGTGAGAGAATATATAGTCCTGAAGGTCATGCTATAACATTGTCAGCATATGGAGGAGGCGTTGCAGGCAAGACGGGTGCTTATCACATTGACGGCAAAGTAAGGCAATTAACAAAAAGAGAATGCTTAAGAGTTCAGGGTTTCCCTGAGACATTTAATTTCCCAAAAGAAATATCTAAGGGACAGGTTTATAAGATGTGTGGGAATAGTGTCTCAGTCCCCGTAATTAGTAAGATATATCAGAAGGTTAAATCTGCAATAAATTAGTTTAATATATCATTAAGAAAACTTTTTGGAGTATGTATCTTTGCCTCATCATTAAGTGAAAGTGAGTATTAAAGCTATATACATCTCATCGCATCCGTGATACGCTAAACACAATTAAACTTATTAAATAAAGGGTATACCATGAAAAACACACTAAAAAATGAACTATTGAGCCACGTTATAGATACCATAAAAGATCAAGACATAACCGATCTGGACGAACTACACTTTCATGCTTTTAACGAAGATCACTATATTATTGGGTATTATAATGCCGAACAATGGCTAGAAAGACACGGCGTAACAGCATGGGAAGCAATCGGTGCTGTACTAGACTGGGAAGCGGAAGTCTTCGGTGAAACACATTTAACATCTGACGATGTTGATTCGGAAACAATAGTTAACAAATACGTGTATCTACTGGGTGAAGAGTTATTGTCTGAATATGATCTTGATCAGGATGTTAGCGAATTATTAAAAAACTTAGAAGGTGATCTTAATGAATAAAACAGCGTATTCTAGTCTATATAATACTTATGTCCGTATTAATAGCGCAACATTGTCTGTTGGTAATAAGTGGTTATATTGGGTAACATTGCCAAAACAAGACGGTGATTATAAAGAGCGTACTATTCTTATGAATGAGACAGAACTAACTAACTTTAGTCTATAAGGATCAAGCAATGATAATAAGAAAAGAGATTAAAAAACAAGGCTATATGCTTGGATTCAATCCAGTAAGTATGATTAAGTACAGTCGTAGACTTAAGATTATTAAGAGGAGTTTAACAAAATGAAAATAATATACGAATGTTTAATCTATATCGGTTTGAATACAATATTATATTGTGCCTATTTAGTCGGTGCTTCGTAAATAATTGACAGTTCATATAAATTATTATACTATTAATTAACATTAAACTAATATTTAAAATTATAAGGAGATAACAACATGAAAATTGAAACAACGAAAAAAGAAGATCAATTCATAGATGCTTATATTAAGTGCGTATTTTTCGCAGATCAACCTGAAGATCACGCTTTCATAGATGATCTGGACGAAGATTTTAAACGTGAATCAATCATAGATTGCCTAGCTTTTTACAATAGAATTTGGTGTTACTTATCGAATGAACATATTGAACAAGCGGGGCATGATTTCTATTTAACTCGACAGGGACATGGCACAGGATATTGGGATCGTCCTGAGATATATGGTAGAATGTTGGGTGATAAGTTTACTAAAATGGCTGAAGATAGCGGTGAAGTTTACCCGTTGTTTCACGATGTGAGAAAAGAACCAATAATTCACATTTGACATCTATATTCTTACGTAGTAATATAAGTACTGGTAATAGAAAGCACTGGTATTGGAAAGTATCAATGATACTTAATTAAATAATAATAAATGGAGAGAGTAATAATGATTATAACTGAAACTGTGGACGTTAGGGTGACACCTATTAAAATATTGTTGATGGGTTATCATTCATATTTCGGAAAGTCTTTACAAGATCGTATTCGCGAAGTCCACGAACACACAGATTTATACGACAATCCAGATAAACTTCTTGTCTCTGCTGAAATTTTACAAGACACAGGAAAGCCTTTATCATACTGGTTAGATACACTACAATGGAGGTCAATCTAATGTATAAAATACTAAAGGTTAAGGTAAGTAGCGATGTAGACGTTAATGGAACGTGTTCACAGGGAGATATTTCGACTAATTATAATGATTTAGTAGATACTTTTGGCAAGCCAAGTTGTGAAGATCAGGATAAAGTTAATGTCGAATGGGATATATTATTTACAATAATAGACGAAGGATCGGATATAGAAAGAAAAGTTGTCGCTACAATATACGATTGGAAGCTACCTTCCGCTCCTTTGGGTCAGTATCATTGGCATATAGGCGGGTATAGTCCAGAATCTGTAGATTTAGTCCGTCAGTATTTATATGAAATAATAACCAACGAAGGAGAAAGAAAATGAGCAGATGCAAAGCATGTGATAGTGTATTTACCGAGGGTGAAATAATTTGGGATGAATCGATCAAAGAGCATGAGACGCTTTGTCGAGTGTGCCGTACCTCTTTAAATAATGAAGACGATGATTTTATTCTGTACTATTTAGATGAGATTGAAGGAGGTAATAATGGTTCATAAGAAACTATTTGTGGTTGCTATGAACCTATTTACCGTTAAGGTATTTACAATCCTACTAAAAGTATGATAAAATATTATAGTAGTTGTAGTTTAAAAAGAGGTTTTAAATATTATGAGCGATATAATAGGAGATGAAGCATGTCCTAATTGCAGATCACAAGGACATGATAGGACTGGTAATCATTTGATAATATTCTCAGATGGTGGCAAGCATTGTAATAAGTGTGGACATACAGTAAAAAACAAAGGGGATACGATAAGGATGCAGGTTAAAAAAGAATCAATGGTTCACATTAAGACAAAGAGTGTAGATATATCAGCTATTAAAGAATTACCGATAAAAGCATTGCAAGATCGTGGTATAGATCAAACAACTTGTGAATTGTATGGAATTCGTACAGCTTTCGATGAAAGTACAGGTAAACCTGACAGCTACTACTACCCAATCACTGTGAGAGGCTCTGTAGTCGCGTATAAGCAACGAAAGCTACCTAAGACATTCAGTATCATAGGTCAACCCTTAAAAGGGCAGCAAGTGGAGTTTATAGGGCAATCTGTAGCTGTTGAGGGTAA